GGTTCCGACCGCGATTTTTTTGCACGAGTTGTAACTTGAACACTTACATCAACATAGATAAGTTAAGAAATTAAAATGAAATATCCCTGTTTGCTCTCCAAGCCACTAACCGAGCTTTTGCCAGCTTCGTACAATCCAAGAAAAATTACTAGCGATGCGTTAGGTCGATTGACTAAAAGCCTTTCGGAACTTGGCAATCTGCAACCTATCACTTGGAATGCTAAAACTGGGAATATCGTTGGAGGCCACCAGCGATTGAAGTGCTATCAAGCCCTTGGGAAAGAAGAAGTAGAGGTGTGGGCAGTATGGTTGGACGAGCAAAAAGAAAGGGCGGCCAACATCGCACTAAACAAGTTAAGTGGAGAGTTTGATATTCCCTTGTTAAAAGATATTTTTGAAGAATTGGATACTGGCGAGATTGATCTGGACATTACCGGGTTCGGAGAGCTAGAAATAGCCGAGATGATGGAAGCAACTGCACCAGAGGAGGAGGGGAAAGCCAGCGGAGAAAAGTGTGAGGCTTGTGGCAAACCCCTCTAATGAATGATACGACAAATAGATTTAGTTCAGAAATGGGGAATGGACAAAGGCCAAATTTCAAAAATGGTAAAGGCTGGGATGCCACTTACAAGCGTGAGCGATGCCGAGCGTTGGAAACTAGCAAATCAAAAGAATCCAAGCAGACTTCAACCAATCTTGTCAGCATCGGAGAACTCCTCCGAGACATCAGAGGACTTGGACATAGAGTCACTCAAGTCGCAAACGCCACTTGGGAGATTACATCGTGCGAAGCGGGCAGAAATGGTTGCATACTCGTTGGTGATGCGGTCTTACAAAGAAAACTCGCCAGTAGCTATGCGAGCCGCTGTGCAAGGATGGGGCGAAGCAAAAAAGCGAGTCGCAGAGGCAGAAATGGAACACGCTCGATTCGAGGAGGTAACAAGAGTGCTGGTGAGAATGGACGAGGTGCGAGAAGTGTTCGGCAAATGGCTAGGAGCAATTAGAAACCTAATGGACGCTATGCCTTCAAGCTTGGCCGCAAGAGCAAACCCTAGCGACCCAGAGTGTGCCAAGAGAGCTATTCAAGAGGGCATCGATCAAATCTTTGTGACCATTCAGAAAGCAGAAGGAGCATTCAAATGAACGAGTGCTTTATTGTTTTGCTGGTAGCAATCGCAATCCTTGGCATAGTGCTTCCATTCCTTGACCGATGAAAACCACAAAGCCTACAAGAATAGCATTGGCCTACTGCCGGAACTCTAGCCACTCTACGCTTTATGTTCCGAACAGCGGGCAACTCCCAAGCTTTGAAGAAGAATATGGATTTGCTATGTGCGTAGGATGTTGCTTCAAAGACTACCCAAAGACAAGGCAGGGCGTTGGAAGATACTGGATGGTTCACTTTCATCACGCAGTTGTAAGAGATAATGCAGACCCAGTCGCACTTCACAAAACCCTTATGCAGATACCAGAGTTTAGGGATTTATGTGCCCACGATGTTCCATTCTTCGATCAATGAAACGCTCCCCCCTAAAACGCAAAACCCCACTCAAGCGAGGCGGGAAACTACGCCGAGTATCTGCAAAGAGAAAAGGCCAGAACGAAGTGTATAAAGATGTTCGAGAGAAGTTTCTAACCAACAATCCAGTCTGCCAAGTGTGCCGTTGCAAGATGGCGAGCCAAGTTCATCATAGGCGAGGGAGGTTTGGGGATAGGCTCAACGAGATGGAGTTTTTCTTGGCGGTGTGCTTTGAATGCCATCATCAAATCCATATGAACCCAGCTTGGGCGTATGCAAAAGATTATCTGGTTAAGAGATGAACCAGATTGATGAGGCCAAGAACTTTGCTCGTCTGTTGTTTGAGCCAAGGGAACAACTCTCAATTCCAGAATGGGCAGAGAAAAACTTAACGCTTTCCGCAAGAGTAACGAACATACCCGGTGCGTATTCGACAACCCTCACGCCCTATGTCCGTGAACCTCTAGAGGCTTTTGGCGATGATTCGATTCGGCGTGTGGTGCTAGTATGGGGGGCACAAACAAGCAAGACCACAACGATTCTAGCTGGCCTAGCGTACCGAATAGCAGAACGACCTTGTCCCGCCTTGTGGGTAATGCCCAGCGAGCATTTAGCCAGATCATTCACAGAAACTAGGTGGTTGCCAATGATTGACGATTGCCCAGCCCTTGCGAAAGAAAAGCCAGACAACACCGACAAAATCAAAATCCTAGAGCAACACTTCAAGCGATGCTCGGTCTGGTGGGCTGGTACTAGTCCGTCTGCTCTTTCCAGTCGCTCGATTGCGTTGCTCTGTATGGATGAGGTAGACAAGTTCCCAGAGCAAGCAGGGTCGGGACGAGAAGCGAACCCGGTTCAATTAGCAGAGGCACGAGTAAGCACCTATCCAAACCATCTCATCATAGCAACCAGCACCCCGACAACTGCCGACTCAATCATTTGGAGCGAGTGGCAAAAAGGGGATATGCGTTTCTATTTTGTTCCTTGTCCTCATTGTGGGCATAAGCAGAAGCTGGTCTGGGGGCAAGTAAAGTGGGACGAGTCGGCCAAGATTGAGGATGGAGTCTATGATTTTAAGCTGGTCAAATCCTCGACCTATTACGAGTGCGAGGAGTGCAAGGGAAAGATTACAGACGGACAGAAAACCAAGATGCTTCGAGAGGGCGAGTGGAGGGCAACTAACCTAAAGGGCGAACCAGCCAGACGCTCCTATCATTTGAACGGCCTATATGCCCCTTGGGTATCCTTCGGAAGTTTGGCGGTAAAGTTTCTGCAAGATAAGCACAATGGAATCATCGGCCTACAAGACTTCGTGAACCGAGTTCTAGCCGAGCCTTGGATGGAACACGAATCAGAGAAGATGGAAATTGTGGCTGGCGACTACAAGATGGGTGAGGTCAGAGTGAATGAGAAATTGATTATGGCTTGCGACATCCAAGAGGCAGGGGGCTTTCACGCTTGGTGCGTTGTTAGGGCTTGGGACATTGAGGGCAGATCACGGCTTGTGTGGGCGGGGAGGCTAGAAACTTGGGGAGACATTCAAGCCAAGGCAGAAGAGTTTGGAGTTGAGAGCAAGTGCGTATTCTGCGATTCGGGCGATCAAACCAGAGATGTTTATTTGAATTGTTGTAAGAATGGCTGGATAGCGTTGGTAGGTTCAGACCGCACTAGCTTCTCTGAAATAGTCGGAGATCATAAATTACAACGCCCATATTCACGAATTGCAAATGGTGACCCATTCAGCGGTAGGTCGGTTCAATCAAAAACTGGATGGAAATGGAAATTCTGTCCAGTTTGGCGTTGGTCGAACCCATCCATCAAAGACATTCTAGCGAATCTATTGAAAGAACCCGGATATATCGCTCTCGACACTCCCGATGTTTGGAGAGTTCATATTGAAGCAGAAGCAAAGGTAAGAGTAAAAAATCCTATGACTGGCAGGGAAAGACTTGTATGGAAGCAAGTGGGTAAGCATAATCACTTAATGGATTGCGAGTGTATGAACATTGTTGGTGCGTCACTTTATGGACGATTGAAAGTAGCTCCCGCAAGTTTGACAGAGGAGGTTGAGAATGGCGAAGGGTGATTTTATTGGACTACCCCTAACCACCCTAACTTCTCTGCGTGATAAATATATCACTTGTCTTGAAGCGATAGCGGTGGCGGGTTCAAGTTATTCAATAGCTGGACGCTCTTTCTCAAGAGCGAATCTCGGTGAGGTGAGAGATACGATTGCAGAATTGACCCTAGCTATTCAGCAAGCAACTGGTGGAAGGATTCGCACCACCTACGCAAAGTTCGGCCCTGCTCGTTCGATTGGGATGGCGTAAGTGAAGAAGGTTGAGTTAAACCTAATTGATAAGGCGATTGCCTTTGTTAATCCGCAAGCCGCCGTTGAGCGTTTGGCTTCAAGGGCAAAACTCACAGCGTTTGAATATGACGCAACTCAATACAACCGACAACGCCGAGGGCCGTCCTCTTTGTCTGGTGCAGAGGGTTTTCGTTCTAATTATGACCGAGTAGAATTGCTAAAGCGTTCTAGGGACTTGGCAGAGAATGTTGGATTGGTGCGTGGTCTATTGATGAAGTTTGCCAGCCATTGTGCGGGTAACATTTCTTATCAAGCAAGAACAGAAAGCCCCAAGGTCAATAGCGATGTAGAGGCTTATTGGAATGAATGGTGGGACAAGTGCGATCTATCTGGAAGGAATACTGGCTCGTTCCTAATGCAAATCGCTATGATGTCGATGCTCCGTGATGGTGATTTTCTTTTTGTTTTAGTCCGTGACCAGCAAGGCAATTTAAGATTACAAGGCATTGAGGCAGACAGACTTGGAGACCCAAACAGAACCTATACAAGCCTTAATCTTATTAGCGGAATCCACGTTGATCAAGAAACTGGTGCACCAACTGGGTACGACATTTACCTTCGTACTTATGGCAACGCCTACATTTTCCAAACAACCGTACCCGCAAGCCAAGCGTTCCACTTGTATGACCCGCTTCGCATTGACCAGTATCGGGGAATCTCTGCTTTCCACACGGCAATCAATGATTGCGTGGATATTTATGAGATAATTGCGTCAGAGAAGATGGCCGCTAAATACGCCAGTTCACAAGCTGGAATCGTAAAGCGGAATAATAATAACGCCTCTGATCTTTCTGCATTGACCAACGACCTAAACGCAGACAACCAAGGAATCAAATTAGAAACCATTGAGCCGGGTAAAGTCAGCTATCTCGAAGTCAATGAAGATATTATTTTCCCAGATGGGCCGAGCCGACCAAGCGGAGCATTTGCGGAGTTCCACAAGATTCTTTTGCGAAACATTTGTATGGGTGTTGGTATTCCTTATAGCTTCGCAGTAGACCCATCCTCGATGTCTGGCCCGACAGCAAGACTTGAAATGCAACAAGCTGGACGCACTTTCCGCAGATACCAGAAGCTCCTAGAAGATCGTGTTTTGCGACCACTCAAGAACATTGTAATTGCAGACGGAGTTGCTAGGGGATTGATTGCAAATAACCTTGGAGGGAAAAGTGCCAAGGGCATTTTCAATTTTGGTGCAAATGTTTCTATCGACCTTGGCCGTGAATCAGTAGCCAATATCGCAGAGTTCAAGGCTGGCCTAACTACGGCAAGTTCAATTTACGCAGAGAAGGGATTGGATTTTGAAAGTTCGATGAGGCAGAGGGCATTGGAAGCAAAGCTAGTTAAAGACCTAGCAGAACAATATGGCGTAAGCCCAGACACAATCTCTGATATTAACAAGCCAGTTCAAGCTCCTGCATTTGGCTCGCCAGCACCAGCACCAGAGCAAATGCAAGATGAGCCACAAGACGAAAACGCAGTTGTTGTTGTTCCTCCAATTAAAGAACAAGACACGGCAAGCCGAACAACTGGTGGGGATGGAGATATTGATGTGGGAGAGGAGCGTGAACCAACCGAAAAAGGAGCAACCGAGGACACAGAGAAGGTTGGTGGTAAGCAGATTGATAATAACCTAGAGGAACTTTCCAAGCTAGACAACAAAAGCGTTAAGATGCTTATTAATGGAATACTTAATGCTTGCGAGTTGGGTAAGTATTCGGACATTGATTTTACCCCTCCACAAGGAGCTAGGGAAGCGGCCAAACGAGCCTTGGAAGTTCGAAGCGAGAAACCAGCAAGCCAGAGAGGAATGACCTCTGTGGGCATCGCTAGGGCTAGGGATTTGATTGCTGGGAAGTCTTTATCGCCAGACACAATCCGAAGGATGCACTCTTTCTTTAGCCGTCACGAAGTCGATAAGAAAGGCGAAGGCTGGGACGATAAGGGTAAGGGATGGCAAGCGTGGAATGGATGGGGTGGGGATGCAGGATTTTCTTGGGTAAAAAAACTCATTAAGCAAATGGACAGTCGAGATGAAAAACTAGAAGAACCAGCCTCTTGCCCAATCGCAACGCAAGACATCAAAACCAATTTAGCCAATAGACAGAACGCCGTGGATGATGCGAACTACGGCCCTGCAAATCCAAACGAGTCGAACGATTCTTATTGGAAGGCCAAGGCAGACGAGTTTCAAGGCGATGTAGCCACGGCGAAGAAAATGCGTTGTGGTAATTGTGCGGCCTTTAATCAAACAAACAAGCTCCTTGGTTGCATTAAGAAGGGTATTGGCGAAGATGCAAACGAAGTAGCAGTTGGTGGCGATCTTGGTTACTGCGAGATTTTTGATTTCAAATGTGCGGCCAAACGAACTTGCGATGCTTGGATTGTCGGTGGCCCGATTAAAGACAAGACCAAGTAATTGACAAACTAGGAAGGTGATTATGGAAAACGCCAACGGCGAGACAATTCTCACAACTTTGCTGACCTATCAGAATCAGTATAAGATATTTCATTGGCAGACAAGGAGTTATAGCCAACACAAGAGCTTTGGGGAAATCTATGGCTCACTTACGGAGAACATTGATGAATTTGTGGAAACCTTTATGGGCAAGTATGGCAGAATTATCTCTGCCTCTACCTTTGACTTTAGCCTAGATAACTACTCCGAAGGCTTTGCGGAATACAACGATGAGTTTATTTCTTTCCTTTCTGATGAACTACCGGGTTATCTGAACGAAGGTGACACGGACTTGTTGAATATCCGAGACGAGATTCTTGGAAGCGTGAACCAACTCAAATACCTCTTAACCCTAGTTTAATTATATGCCATTACTCACACCCAAAAAAGGCGAGAAAAGCAAAGATTTCGTTGGTCGTTTTATGGGACACGAGACAGCCGTGAAGGATTTTCCAGACCAGAAGCAAAGGGCGGCAGTTGCCTACCAGACCTATCGTGATTCCAAGAAGAAGCAACGAAAAGAGGCTAGGCTAGAAGAAGATTCTACGGTTATCCCTAATGTGTATATCTTGAGCCAAGGCGAAGCACGAGGTCACGACTTGTTCATTGATAAGACCTCGATTGAGAAAGCCTATGAGCTAATGTCTCAAGCACCCAATGGCGTGAAGGTTAAGATGAATCACGGCTCTGGATTAGAGGCAGTTTTAGGATTTGCTCGCAACCCTCGCATTGAAGGCGACAAGCTATTAGCCGACCTTCACTTGCTAAAAAGCTCCCCTCACTATGGCCTAGTTAAAGAGATGGCAAATGAAGCCCCAGACCAGTTTGGCGTGAGCCTTGCCTTCTTGAATGAATCTGAAACTATCGGAGGCAAGGACTACATTCGCCCCCAGAGGATTGAATCTGCCGACCTAGTTTCTAGCCCTGCCTCAAACGAGAAATTTAGAGATTTTCAAAATAAAGATGTTGAGATGCTTGTTTTCGCAGTTGGAAGCAAGCTGGGTTATATGGCTGGGGGTGCAACCATTCCCGCCGATACACAAGCAGTTGTGGAACACGAACCACTTGACAATAAGGAGAATAAAAATATGGATAAGAAATATATGGACGAATTGAGCGAGCTAAAAGCCCGCCTAGAGGCTCTCGAAGCCGCTATGAAACCCGCAGACGAAGCCAAAGACCAAGCAGAGGATAAATCCGAAGCACCAGTCGTTCCTTCAACCGAAGTTCCTTCCGTTGATGAAAAGGCCAAGAAGGACGAAAGCCAGATGGCCGAGAAGCTCAAGGCAGTTCTAACAGAGTTTGGCATTAAGCCCATCTCTGCTTCACCAGTTGTTGAAGCCCCTGCGAAGGTTGAACCCAAAACTTTTGAAGAACTCGTAGCCGCCCATAGCGACTATTCCACTTCAAAGCTCAAGGCTATGCAAGCCGTGATGCTATCAAACCCCACAGAATATGCCGAGGCCAAAAGCCGTGGCATCGTCAAAATCTAACAAAAGGATAAAAGAAAATGTCTACTCAAGTTGATGGTAATTTTCGCACATTCGGCTCGGCTTCTGCCATCTCGGCGTTCCGATTCGTTCAGCCCGACACCACCACGGCTGGCTTCGTTAATGTTGCGGTAACTGGTGCAAGCAAAGCTATCGGCGTAACTCAAGAAGATGTTGCGGCTGGCGGTTTTGTTGCAGTTAAATTGTTTCACCCGACCTTCTTCGCAACCGTCTCTGGCGTTGCGGCAGTTGGCGATACTTTGAAATTTGACGCTACTGGTTTGGTGACCACATTGGCCGCCAATACTATTACTGCTGGTGTTGCACTCGAAGCGGCTACAAGTTCATCGGCTGTTATCGAGATTGCAATTCCGATGTTCTAAACAACAACAACAACAAACAAAGAAAGAATAATATAAAATGAGCTTTATTTCTGGTGGCACGACCATTCGTGCTGATATTAACCAAGCCCTCATCGAAGCCCCCGCACAGATCGGCTTGATTGGTGCGGACATTATGCCTCTCTTGCCAGTATCGGCAAAGAGTGGTGTGTACCTCAAAGTACAGACGGCTGATGCTGACCTCTTGAACGCTGATGCGGCCAAGCGAAATGCTGGTTCTGAATACGCTCGTGCGATTCGGAAATTCACCTCTGATACCTACGATTGCCAAGAGACCGGCCTAGAGGAATTGTTGGACGATTCCTTCCGTTCGGATGCTTCACGCTTCTTCGCAATCGAGGCAGAAACAGCGAAGTTCTTGCTCCGTCAGGTTAAGCTCTCCCACGAAAAGCGGGTGGCTGACTTGCTCTGGGCAACAACGACCCCCTTCACCACGGCTGATATTAGTCCCACGGCTGCATACATCGAAGGCAACTTATCAAGCATCAACGCCCCTGCGGATGTTGCGGCTGGCAAATTGGCTCTCAACAAGCTGGGTTACGAGGCTAATGCGGTGATTATGTCTGCCAATGTGTATGAGAGAGTTCGTCGTACCACCCTCTTGCAAAATCAATTCTACGGAGTTGTATCTAATACTGGTGGCCGTCTCCTCGATGAGAAACAGATCGCCCTCGCCTTCGGTGTGGACAATGTCTACATCGGTCGTGCGGCTTATAACACAGCGAACAAGAATAAGAGCTATTCTGGCTCGTTCATTGTTCCCGACACCAAGATCGTTGTTGCTAATGTTGCTGGCGGTCAATTCACCGCTGGTGGATTAGGTCGCACATTGGTCTGGTCTGATGATGCTCCCGGTGGTTTCGTCTCCGAGAGCTATCGTGATGAGGCTCGTCGCTCCAATGTTCTCCGTGTTCGTATGAACACATCCGAGAAAGTCATTGATGCGAACGCCGCCGTCCGAATCACGACGACTTACAGCTAAAGATTGGTTGGTTGTTTCCTCCGAAGAGGGGGGAGTGAGTGAATAACTTGCTCCCCCCTTTTCTTTTAATTGACATCCTCTAGCAGTTAGAAATCCTATCAAAATGAAATATCCTATTTCAGTCTATCTCATCGCTGGAAATGAAGAAGAGTATATCGGTAGATGCTTGGAAAGCTTTAAGCCAATTTCAGCGGAACTTATTGTTTGCATTTCTAGGGGGTCAGCTACGCCAGATAAGACGGAAGAAATTGCGAGTGGGATTGGTGCAAAAATCGTTCATTACAAGAATCAAAGAACTGACTGGAATCACATAGATGATTTTGCAACGGCAAGGAACACGGCTCTTGAGGCTTGCTCAAGCGAGTGGTGTTTATGGGTCGATGCTGACGATGTAATGGCCGAGGATGGGGCGAAGGTTGTTGAAGAGGCTATTGACCTTGCCATTCAAAAAGACGCTCACCTAGTGGCGTTAAAATACAATGTAGATAACGCTGGACTCATCCCACTCCGAGAAGAAATCTCCAAGAGGGGAACTTGTAGCTGGAAGAATCGAGTTCACGAAATGCTTGTTACTAAAGAGCCAAACAAAACTATTGGAGTCGATAAGATTTTCCGAATCCATAAACCCCACGGCTACAAGCCAAGAAGTGCAGAGAGGAACTTCAACATCTTGGCTGACACCCTTGTTCCAGCACCAAACTCTCTTTACTACCAAGCTCAAGAATACTTTTTGTCGAACCAGCACGACAAGTGCATTGAATCCAGCAAGAAGGCTCTTATGTTTACAGAGCTAGAGGACACACTTCGCTACGATGTGCTTTGTAATTTGGGTAGGATTGTTCCAGAAAACGAGAGGCTCACTTATCTTGGTCAAGCCGTAGCGTTGCAACCAGACCGCAGAGAGGCTTATTTCTATATCGCTAATCATTGGTCGGGAAAGGGCAACTGGATTAAGGCTTATGGCTCTATTCGGGCTTGTATGACCCTACATCGTCCCAAGTCTCATTATTGGAATCTTGTTGAGGCAATCTATAACTGGCAAGCTATGGACTTATATGAAACTGCCTCGGTATGCGTGGGAGAAGCTGGTGAGGCTGAAAAGATTAGGAAGATGCGACCAGCACCCAAGATTAGCATTGTTCACGCTACCAGAGGCAGACCACAAGTCGCTTGGCAGAGGCGTTGGATGTGGCTTTCCTTGGCTCAAAAGCCCCTAGAAATTGAATGGTTGTTTATGGTAGACCATAACGACCCAACCGACTACACCCCTCACCAAGCGATTAGGTGCAATCCGGGCGGGATGATTAACGCTTGGAACGCTGGGGCAAAAATAGCCAAAGGGGATATTATCATTCAAATGAGCGATGACTGGACACCCCCCCGCCATTGGGATGCCCTAATTTCGAACGCTATTGGGGATGCAACGCAAGAGAAAGTGCTGGCAGTATCAGATGGCCTACGACAAGATAAACTCCTTTGTATGGCGATTATGACGCAATCTAGGCTCAAGAAGCAGGGGCATCTATTCCACCCAGACTACCAAGAGTCAGATGGCATCTACTCGGACAATGAGTTCACGGATAGAGCCTACGCTGATAGCGTGGTTATTGAGGCGAAGGATTTAGTCTTTAAGCACGATAACCCTATGTTTAATGGCGGCCAACCAGACGAACAACTAAAGAACCACAACAAGCCAGAATTCTACGAGAAAGGAAAAGCGATCTATGAAAAACGCAAAACAAATAATTGGATGTAGGAAATCGAAAAAGGGAGAGAGTACGAAGGGGCTTGGTATGATTACCTTCGGCAAGTCTAGCGTAGACAAAACAAAGTATGTGCTAGTGGATATTATCTATGATGATAAGGCTGGGAAGGAATTGTATGAGGCTGGGATGCTTGCCTTAAAGCACGACCCAGAAGCCGTGATTGAGTACGCAATCAAAAAAGCATTAGCAGGGATGGCGAAATGCAAGAAATAACCATCAACGATTCATTTGGAAAAGCCCTTGCAAAATATAGCGAGGGGCTGGATGTTGGCCTAGAGATCGGGGGAGGAACTGGGGATGGTTCAACTCAATGCATTAGGACAAAAAGGCTATTCAGCATAGAGAACCACCCAGACCGCATCGGTAGGCACTCGATGAACCTATCCGCAAGAGGGGGCGTTGCCATCAACGGCACGGCAACTCTATCGAAGCTATGGATGAACAAGAACGACATTGAAGAATTTTATCGAACCACTAAAACAAGCCTCAACCAGTATCCACTCGAAACAGTTTTAGGCTGGCACAATGTCTGCCTAGAGACCGCCTTCCCTTACTCAACCAACGCAATCGAGGATATTCACTTTGAGCATAATGTGGACTTTAACTTTGTGCTGATTGATGGCTCTCCTTTTTCTGGTGAGGCCGAACTCCGTTGCGTAAGGCCATTCCTAGCAGAAAAGGCAATCATCGCATTGGACGATGTGAACGACATCAAGAACTTGGCGAACTATAACAAGCTGAAGGGATTTGGAAAACTGCTCTGGGAGGATTGGTCTGTTCGTAATGGTGCGGTCATCTTTGAACTATGACTAAAGGAATCATCACATCAGAATCGCCAGAAATCCATTGGGAGCATCTCAATGTAGCTGGCGGCAGGGTGCTTGACTTGGGGTGTGCGTTCTGGACGGAAACAGAAAGACAAGAGGCGAATGGAACGACCAAGTATTTCTTATCACAAAAGCCAGAGTTTTATATAGGGGTGGACATAAACCAAGGAGACATCAACACTCTTTCTCAACAATACCCGCAAGGAAAGTTCTTGTGCGAAAAGGCAGACTCCGCATTCCAAATGGATGCTTGGATAACAGAGAACTCTATCACCCATATTAAGTGCGACATCGAGGGAGACGAGACTCAACTTCTGCAAATTGGGAATGTTCATAATCTAAAAGAGATTGCCATCGAGCTACACTATTCAGACGCTTGGTTAAAAGAGTTTATTGATTGGTTTGATTCGATTGGGTTCGAGTGCTATCGGCACGACTCGGTTTCTTTTTGTCCAGAGATTAGCGTTATCTATGGTCGATTGAAATGCTGACAATCTTTACCATCGTCCTCAATGGGATGCCCTATATCCAGAGGCATCTAGCAGAGTTTCAAAAACTAAAGATTCCTTGGGAGTGGAGGATTGTCGAGGGAGTGGCCGAGCCTCTGGGATGTACCCGCTGGTGTAAGCAAGTTCCAGAGAAGTACCACAAGAACTTTGTGAGCGTGGACGGAACGCACGAATACCTTGAGAGCATTAGGGGCGATAATGTTTCAGTCTATTGGCAAGCAAAACCCTTTCCCGGCAAGCTGGCGATGATTAAAGAGGCTCTGCAAGGGGTGGAGAAAGGCGTTGTGATGCAAATTGATTCTGACGAGATGTGGAGAGCTGACCAGCTAGACGCAATCTTTGGGCATCTCAAGGGTTGTGAGGAGGGTCGAGCGATGCAGTTCCATTGTAACTACTATGTTGGGCAGAATAAAAAAGTCGTGACTAGGGAAGGATTTGCTTCGCATTGGTACGAATGGTTGAGGGCTTGGAAGTGGGGCAGGGGAGTTGAGTTTGTTAGCCACGAACCACCAAAACTTAATGTCCAGTCGATGATGATTCCAAGGGGAGTGACAGAAACTTGGGGCTTAACCTTTGACCACTTCGCATACGCCACAAAGGAACAAGCACAATTCAAGGAAGATTTCTATGGCTATAAAGGGCTAGTCGAGGGATGGGAGAAGCTACAACAAACTACTAGCCCAGTTAGATTGAGAGATTATTTCCCTTTCATCACAGACAAGAGCGTTGCCGATGAGTGTTAAAACTATCAAATACTCGCAGAGGTTGGGGGATGTGCTTCGTTGCCTACCAGCCGCCAAGCATCTAGCCGACCAAGGCCACGAAGTTTTCTTTGATTGCTTCGCCCAATATCACGGAGTTTTTGAACTGACCAGCTATGTGAAGGCTGGGCATAGGATGGGCGATGTTATCGATTTAGAGGTATGGCCGAACCAGTACGAGGCTTATCGGAAAAGCAAGAGAAGCTGGACTGACTTTGTTTATAGCCATCCAGAGATTAAGGATGCAGACAAGACCAACATTGTCCTAGATAAGCTAGACGATAAACCAGCCGAGGGACTCCCAGAGTCTTACAACCTAATTGCCCCCTTTGGGCTATCCCAAGGCTACTATCGAAACCCACTAGAACTAATCGTAAGGGCTAGGCAGACTATGGGAAAAGAGAACTTCTTTGTGCTATGTCCAGCCGACATTAAGATTCAAGGGTTAAGCACCTATACCGCCCCATCAGTTGAGCAGATGGCAAAGGCAATCCGGGGGGCTACTGACTTTTGGGCAATCAATAGCACCCCGATTATCCTTGCTTCGGCAACCAGAAGAGACAAGCAAACTGGCTTTTTCCCACAGAAAAACGAGTGGGAAACAGACAACATTTTCAGCTTTGAAGGTATGATAACTATGGATTGACATAGAGGGTGGTTTTATGGCTGGCACTATCAGCACCTCCTACTTCGCTACTGACCTATCTTATATGATTGAGGACTTGTATCAATCCGTGACTGGCTTGGGTTCTTCTTCTGTTTCTGCATCCGTTACCGACCTAACCACGGCAAGCGAACTAGAGATAGGTGGCGAGGTGTTTAGAGTTACGCAAAGCCTAGTTGTTTTAGCTTCTGGAATCTCTGCCCCAGTCATCGGATCGCTCTGCACAGTTAGCGGGGTGGAGCGTATGATCGGAGGATTTTCGCAAAGCACAGATGGTCTTTCATATACCATCGAACTTGCGGAGATTACGACCTAATGGCCTCAATAGAGAGGGAGGTTGAGAACGCCCTCCTAAATGTTGTTTCTGGTATTGGCGGGGTGAACTTCTTTACAAGTGAAAGAGACACGCCTAGGACGATTCCAAGCGTAACAGTTCAAGCCCAGATTGGGTCAGAGGAACTAATCCCCTTTTCTGGTGTGTTCAAAACCCCTGCTACTATCACCTATGTGGCTAGAGCAGACACAACTGCAAGAGCAGACTTTGACGCAAAGTTTTACGACATACTAGAGCAACTCTATCGTGACCCAGACCTAGCTAGTTATCTAACCAGCAATTCAAACATAACTTTCTATGTTGCGAAGGTGACTGGCGATACCCCCGCCGTGATAAGCCAAAATCGCACTTGGTCAAGGGCTATGACTTTAGACATCACAGCAACCGCAAAGAAATGAACAACAGCGTCCAAATCAATGTTGAAGATGCACTTGAGAATCTTCTGGCTCATATCTCTGACCTCAACATCTATAAGACAAATCGAATAGGGGCAAAGCTATTACCATTTGCAACAATATCGGCCTCGGTAGGGGGTCAAGTGCTTGGCAACTATACTGGGGTCTATGAAGTGGCCGTTACAATCGACTATTCTGACACGGCGGCCAAGATTAGCCAAGAGGCTTTTGACGCTGAATATTGCTCAATCTTTGAGGCTTTCTATTCTGAAACGCCGCCCCTCTTTACAAAGATTCAAAACAACATAACTGACACCAAGGTTTACACGGCACGAATCACCGGGCAGACCCCAACCATTAGAACCGCTAAAACGGCTTGGCAGAGAGGACTAAAGATGAGCCTTATCTGCACCCCATCAGAATTAGACGATGGCTTGCGATACTTGAATTTCCACGAAAAGAGGAACTCAATGTATGTGGCAGTCATTTAACAAGGTATAAGGCTATATGGCACTTTCAATTTTAGACGGCAACCAGTCGGCAACCACCCTCTCAACCATCCTCTCTAGTGGGCAACACATCACAGCCCACACGGTTGTTAGCCTTGGCACTCAAGCAATTACAGATATGCAAAGTGCAGTAAGTGGGAGCGTTGTTTCAATATCCAACTTCCCATCCACACAGACGATTGCTGGTACGGTGACGGCGAATTTAACTGTTATTGATATTGTAAATAATCTCCCAATAACTCTAAAGGGAACAGATGATGGATTCTTAATATCGGTTATAGACTCTGCCCTCCCCGCTGGCACAAACCGCATTGGCGTAGTGACAATTGGAGCAGGGACGGTCACACTCGGGGCAAGCACATCGCAAATTGGAAGCGTGACAGCTTCCATCAGCGGAACTGTTCCAGTTAGCATTTCATCAGTTACGGTTGGCAATTCCATCACCATCGGCTCTTGCGTAACTCACGGGGTGACGATTGCAAATACGAGCGTAACGGTTAATGGAAGCATAACTGCAAATTTAACTTATTCTCAAACTGCAGTTTCGCTTTCTTCCACAGCCGCCACAGCCATTCCAATCGTTTTGCCTACAAACGGAGTCTATGGAGGCTCGTTGCAAGGCTATAATGGAACTAACACATATATTTATTCTGGAATCCAATCAATCGGAAACACTTCACTAGCTAGTGCCACAAGCCTTCCAGTATCACTCGGCTCGCTCCCCGCCCTAGTCGCTGGCACAGCTCAAATTGGGTCTGTTACCGCATCAATTTCTGGAACGGTACCGATCAGCATTTCCTCCGTCACTGTTGGCAATTCCGTAACTATCGGTTCGCTTCCTGCTTTAGCGGCTGGCACGAATCAGATTGGTTCAGTCACGGCATCTATCTCAAATACAGCTATAACAGTTTATTCAGCCCAAGGAACGACTGTAACAAATTCAAACTTTACTAGCCTAACTTCTTCAACTTCACTTGTATCTGCGGTTGCTGGAAGGAAAGCCTTAAGCGTGTTTAATGAAGGAGCTGGAAATCTACATATTTCTCCAAATGCAACCTGCACCACTATCAGTTACCAAGTGCGTCTATCAAGTGGCGATTATTGGGAATGTCCGCAGGGGCAACTTTCCCTTGCTCATACCGCAGTATTCGCCACGGCTGGAACTGCTAGAATAACCGAAGTTAGTTAGGAGTAGGTGATGCCTCTTTATCGTAGGCAAGTAATTAAGCCAACGGCAGACCTAGATGCTGTTGCCTATATTGGTAAAGTCGGGATTACAGATGTAGTTGCACAAAATGCAATTAATGATTTTGTGCTAGCAATGAAAGCACTTAATTATTACAGCTCGATGGTTGTGTGGTTGTTTCGATCAAGTCAAAACAAAGGATCAGGAACAACAGCTTACTCTTTGGGCGGATTGGGTGCTTTTGATGGAACGCTAACCAATGGGCCGACTTGGTCAGCGGATGGAATTGTGTTCGATGGGAATAATGATTTTATAACACTTCCAGACAATTCATTTAGTTCCGGTAATTCAGCAGAATCATTTTTGGCATTTTTCAAGCCAAGCGGAGGAACTGGTTCAGTAATAGTTGGGCAAGGGGAAGCTGTTGGTGCTACAACTAATTATTACCACCTAAAAGCAGGAGCAACTGGGAACGATCTAGCCACAATGGCGTTTACAGATGTGATTATTGAGGCATCTGATACAAGTTTTAAGTCGTTATTTCAGGGTAATACAAGTCTTGGATTTAAGGGCAAAAACGGGGGAACTGTCACATCTTTTGCGCTAAATAATGTCCTAAATAAAACTGGGAAAAATTGCAGAATCGGGGCTTTCCCATTGTTCGGCGGATATTTTAATGGAACAATTTCTGCTGTAATTAAGATAAACGCGACTCCAAGCACGCAATTAAATTTGGACGTTTACACCCTCTACAAAACCACCCTCGGTGCAGGGCTAGGATTGCCGTAATGCCCCTCCTCCTCATAGCCCTCTTGCTTTGCTCCTGCTCGCCAAAACACACGGACAACAACGCTCTGCCACGATATAGCGATATGGGTGCGGCTGAAGATGCGGGGAAGGCAAAATGAATGAGTGCCACGGATGATAAGAATACTCCTAGTTGGCGTGACTTTATGGCAAGCCTCAAGTTCTTGGAGGCCGAGGGTTACATAGAGATATTTTATAACGACAAGGGCGAGCAGATGGTTCGTATTGCCCCCGGTGCAGAGAAAGCAAGGCTATGAGTGCAGACCAAGTTGCAGAACTTCAAGAGCGTTTATCTACCGTCCGAGAGGCCATCGCAAGAATAGAAGAAAGACAGCAAAATATAATCTCGGTTTTAGAGCGTCACACTAGCGAACTTGCTCAATGGACAAATAAAATCAATACCAAGGTAGACACCCTAGAAAGGGATGCCCACACCATCAAAACGAAGCTCTGGTTGGTTGCCCTAATATCGGGTGCGGTATTCTCTACAATCTGGGAACTCATAAAGGTGCGGGTGTTCCCACGATAATTTGACACAAGCAAAGGAGATTATGCAAAATACACTTTCTAACGAGGTTTCAATCTAATGGCCGCCACGACAATCGGAACTTCCAATTTGACCTTTGCAACTGTTTCCGAGGGTAGCATTGGGTTGGTTCAGAGCTTTTCGGAGGCTCGCAATATCGAGAAGAACGAAGTCCGAAACAACGCCGGCGATATTGTTGCCGTTGGATACTATAACGCCACAACCTCCTACTCACTATCAGTTGCCCTTATTGGTGCTTATAATGTAACCGCAGGGGCGGCTCTTGCGGCCCTGAACAATGCAACTACGGCTGTTGGGAACGGCTCTCTTCGCATCGACTCCATCACGCTGAACAAGTCTAACGATGCGTTTGTGACGCTCGACATCTCGGCTACTGGATACCCGAATGTAACTTAATAGAGGTTCTAATCCTCTAATTTGAAATCCTAAACTTATGACCGAAGCCTACTGGGGAACGACTAACATAAAAGTCGCAAGTGCCGTTGCTTCATTTGGTGCAAAGCCAAGACAACTCGACCCAGTAACAAGGACAATCAAAGAGGACGGAAGCACTCAAGCAACATTCTGGTTCGAGGCTGGGGCAGGGGCAGAGGCCAAGGCAGAAATGGAACGCACTTGGGCAGAAATGAAAAGCGACCCAGAAAGCCCAATTCGATATGTCCGAGCCGCCCTAGAGAACCGAGAAACCTTCCTAGGATTGCTTAAAAGAGCCGTTCCGGTTCGTGTGATACAAAGGGGCGGGCAGACTTTACTCATATCAGAAAACGCAACCTCGGAGCAAAGAAGGGCAATCCTAAAGCACTTATGAGCATATCCCTAGAAGAAGAACTAAACTCGGCATTTATATCCCCTCAAAAGGAGTTTATGGGCGAAAAACTAGCCTCCTACACGGAAGGCTCTCGCCTGCTTATGTTGCAAGTATATGATGAGGCAGATAGCTCCATATTCTTTGTGTGGGCTTTCATATATATGCACATACAGCTAGAGAAGAATCGAAAAGATGCGATTAAGTTAGCTTGGAATAAGGATTTGTTTAGAGACAAGGTTTTGTCTTGGGCAGATTCAAAAACAGAGATGGACAGAGAAGTTGCAACAACACTTGTATCCTCAATAATTTCAGAATCCAACAAAGGACAAGTTGAGGTTATCCCTACTGCTGGAAGTTCTGGGCAAGTGGGAAACGAATAACGCCAGCGGGGGTTGCCTCTGTGGTATTCTCGTTGGCTGAAAAAACTGGTTGGGATATTAATTACATACTATGGGAAGTTCCAATATCTATACTTAACCAAGCAAGCCATACATTTATGTGGCTTTCTGGTGTTAAGGTAAGAATGAGAATACCAATGAAACAAGACGAGTATGACAACATATCCAAACTAATCGGCCTTTAACAATAGGCAATTATTATGGCGTTTATATTAGATACAAGACAATTCAATAGTCAGCTTACAAAGTATCTTAATTACACGCAAAAGAATGTTGCTTCTCAAGTGAATAAGAGAAGTGCCAACATCATAATGAAGTCTATGCAATATACCAGAAGGGCAAGTGCTAGTGCAATTAGAGCTTTTATGCACAAATCGGTTGGGAAGGAAATTATACATTCAGAAGTTATTAAATATCCCAAAGCTGGAAAGAGTGGCAAGTATAGGACGGTTAGGCCAAAAAACCCAAGAGTAACAAAGACTTTATTGGTATATAAAATTTACAACTATTGGAGAAAAAGAAGGGGACAAAGACCAGTTGGAGGAAAAGAAATGGGTGGGTTGGCTATGAAATTTCTTAATTCTATTTTGAGTTCAACGGCATACATAACCTCTGGGTGGTATCCCGCATTAAACCTGTTCAAAAGGGCTGGTTCTAATGTTTCTGGCGTAAAGCCACCATCAAGTCCAAAGGGAACAGCAAGTAAGGGTGGTGGCATAGTGGCAAAACCCGGCCCAGTTGTAAGGTCTTATTTCTATAATACTGCATACCCACCATCTAGGTCTGACAAGATACTTATGAATGTTAGCGAAATAGCTGGAAAACCTTTAGACATAGCTATGAAAATAGAAGAGGCAGATATGAAGGAATGGCTTGAGGATGAAATGAAGAAAACGGCTGACAAGGTTTTTACTAATATATGAGCGTTAGAGTAGCCGAGGGAGAGATTGTCATTAAGACGCAGGGGGCGTCTAAAAATACAAATAGGCTGACGAAGGATTTAAGCGGTCTTTCCAAGCAATCGAAAGAAACTGGCAGACAGTTATCTCATTCTGAAAAAGAAATTCAGAGGTTTGGGCTGGGGCTTGTTTCTGCAACTAGCAACGCATCGGCTTTATCTGCGGCTTTAAGGTTTGCTGGTAAGGCTGGTGGAGTAGCCTTGGGTTTTGCCGTTCTTGCTCGTGGAACAATTGGGTTTGTTCAACAAATGCAGGATTTGAGGCTTGAATCAGAAAAAACAAGTAAAACGCTTTCAGATACATTTAGGGCTGGGATGCTATCAAAATCATCTGATGAGGCAAGAGCCTCTGCAAAGAGCATCGGTGACCAGATTTTTGATTTGGAACAAAAAACTCAACGCCTAGATGTATGGAAACAAGTCAGAAAATGGATTGAATCAGCCGCAGGACAGATGGGAATTGCTTTAGATTTGCAAACAAATTTAGATGAAAAAGCGATTGAGCAAGCCAAGAAGGATAAAGCCTCACTAGAGATAGAACAAAAAAGACTAAAGACAATAGAAATGTCTGTATCTGCTGGAAATTCTATGTCTAAAGCAATGGAAGAAACATTTTCAATAGAAGAAGCATCCGTACAATTAGAAAAAGAAAAAAACAAATATATTTTTACAACTAATGAAAAAACTAAAGAAGTTACCACCACATTAAAAAACTCCATTGGATTAGCACAAAAAGAATATGATTTACAATTAAACATATTAGACACAAGAGAAAGAGAACTTTCAGAAATAGAAAAAATTGCTACACAGAATAAGGATTTGGCAACGCTTGAATCAGTTAGAACAGATAGGAATAAAGCTAGAGTTGCATCCCTAAATGCAGAGCAAAATTTAATTAAAACAATTAGGTCAGAGCAAGGTAAAATGTTGGCTGGGGGAGGAAGAGGCGGTCAGCAAGCATTGGCTCAAGCGGAAAAAAAGAAGGGTATGGTCGATAAGAAAGCCGCATTTAGAACGGAAGAAGAGGCGGTTCTTGCTAGGCAAAAAGCAGAAAATGCTAAACCGGGAATGCAGAATAAACCTTTAAGTATGGCAGATGTAAGAAGAAGAATGGCAGAAGAGGCCGTTGGATTGAGAGTTCCAGAAATACAAAAGACTGGACTTGGAACTGCTGGCGGTGCTCCCAATGGTAGAGGTGGTGCTGGTGGATTCAGAACACAAATTAGCCCTATTCCAACAAATGCTTCTGGATTGCCTTCGGCTGGGGGTGCATCAGTTCCATCGGAGTCTGGTGCTGGAAGTAAGGACTTAACAGACAAACTTATTAAAACTGTTCAATCTTTAGTAGACACTATGAAATCTGGAACTGTGGTATAATATGGCAAGCGAAATTATTGGAAATGCAATCGGAGCATATACCGACTCAAAGGTTTTGCAGAGGGTAAATTTCAATAAAGAACCCAATGGTTTAGAGACAATTATTGAGGCTTACGCTATTAAAACAGAAAATCGACACATCATTGTTCCAAATAGATTTAGAACTCATACTTCATTTTCAAGTGCTGAACCCAAATATGATAGAATGGTTGTTGAATCTGTTGCAACAGAAGAACAAGATGGCGGGATTACTCAAATGCTTGTTACTTATGTTGGACTAACTTCTGTAAATGGCTTGCCACCGCCCATAGTAAGACTCATTCCTACGGCTGGTGAGGGAATTTACGGCCCTCCATTAGTTATCGAAGCAGAATATCTAACCGATGTAAGCGAGACAGAGTTTATGGCTGGGCAGTTGGCACAGAACAACGGCCTACAACGAGTTGGGTTATTTACCCCAACAATAAAAATGCCAGAAATCATAAATGGATATGCTATGCCAAGAGACCCGAGATCAGCTTTCTTCTCCTCTGGTACTGGTGTTATAGCTCAATATAGCGGTTATTGTGTTCTTTCAATGTCTTGCGAAAGGCGAGGGCTTTTCTTGGTTGCTAGAAATACCTATCACGAAGTACAGCAAATTGCCACAGTAAGCTAGGGGATTAAATGAGAGAGAATCAACTTAACGAATTGCAGGGTGTATCAATCCTAACTAAAGAGTTCTACAATAAGGTAATCAGAAGGATTGAATGCACCAAGCCACTAGCTGGCTATGGAATTGCTATTAAACAAGAAGAGAATGGAATTGCAATTTCTATTAGTGGTGTTGGAAGTAATCCATTTAATGCGGTAACCTATGAATTAAATGTGTGTTCAAATGGAGAGCCAGCAACCATAATTGTTTACGGCCCATAATAGCATATTGACACCCAATAGAACATTATGGCTCAAAGTTTAGACATCTACATTGACACAACCAATGGAAACCTAGTAGCCGCTGGGTCGGCTAGGAATGGGACGCTTCCAACCCTTACCCGTAACGACTCCTACAACCTTCGAGTTCGTTTACAAGAGAGAGATTCTAGTGGGCTTCTTCGTGATTTAGATTTAACTGGTTCTTCTATTAAGCTGGGTATCGGTGGGATTGATGCCGACCCAACGGACGGACAATTTAAGCTGGTTCTCAATAGCGTAACTTCAAATGCCATTTCTTTCAATGCGACTCCGCTCCAAGTTTATACAGCTATTTCTGGTATTGCTGGTACTGGGGTTACCGTAACAACCTATGGCAATGAAAATTATGCCTACCTAATCACATCAGCAACGGCAAACACGGCTATGTCGTTTGGGGGCGATGCCTTTACGCTTTTCCCAACTAGCTCGGTTCTTGTAAGTACCCGCAGATTCCCCACCTCATCGGTAGCCGCACAACAAGTCATCAGATTGGTTCGTAATCCTGCTGTTTATTCGGACACATTCGTTGCTTCTCCTACTGCTGGGGTTGTTTCGCTTACAAAAGTTCAAGATGGTTCGGCAACGCAGAATGAAACCTATAACCTAGCAATTGGGTCAGATGCAGAGGGTGGCTCGGTTGTTCTTAACTATGGAACTAACTCGACTACCGCTATTCCAGTAGGCTCAACTGCGGCAAGTTTTCAAGAAGCACTTACATCTATAAATACAATTAGCAATGGGAATATAAGTGTTGATGTTGGTAATAATGCTGGCAACTATTCCATTTCTTTTGTTCGTGACCTTGGCCTTACAAACATCACAACCGCACTTACTCTCGACGCAAGTGGAGTTATTTTTGGAAACTTTCTGCAATCTACTGTTACGATGGCAACAGCAGAACTCGATGAGCTATTTGCAGAATCTGGCGAAGATACAGTTTCGCCCAAAATTGAGGTTAGCTTAACACAGAATGGAACACCCAAGACAGTTCTTCAAACTGATGTCACGGTTCGTAGGGATTTATTGACCAGCGGTAGTGCTGTTCCCGCCGCCCAAGCCTCGTACCTTACTTCTGCCGAGAGCTATGCCGCCTTTGTTCGCAACTCAACGACTGGCGTAAATTCTACGGCTCGTGGTCTTGCCGATTCCTCTGCCGTAACATCTGTTAATTTCGGGGCAAGGACGCTAAACAATAACTCTGGAACACAAGTAGTTTCTTATGGAACTGGATTGGCCTTTGCCAACACTCCTATGGGATTCTATGGGGTGTCCGTTACGGCACAACCCACAAATGGAAATGTCGTTTCTGGCCTAATCAATGTCGGCTTAATTGCAAGCGGTGTTAGCTACGGAGTTCTTCCGCAATCCTCCTATTCAGTCACCACGCTAACCTCCGTCACCTTTGGAACGATAGCTAGCAACGATCAGCATTATCGGGATGTAGTTGTGACGGGTGCAACCGTGAATGATATTGTGCTTATTGGACTGCCTGCGGCCGTTTCAGCAGGGGCAGTAATTCAAGGCGTAGTTTATAAAGCGAACACCGTCTGCCTTTCTTGCGTCAATGCCGACAGCGTTTCTAGGGATGTAAATACCGCCACCTACCGTATCACCGTCATCGGTTATTAGGCTTGGGCTAATGCCCTAACTAAATCCTATGGGTAAAGTGTTGCACGCAAGCAAAAGCGGGTATTTCCCATTTTGTTTGCCAGAGTTTCAAGATGAGGTAACTCAATTCACAACTGCAAGTGTTGCAGTTGCTATGAAATCTTTTTGGGTATTGCGTTCATTTTCTATAACTGGAACATACAATGGGCCAAGTTCAGTTTTAGACTTTAGTATTGTTCTTTCAAATACAGCAACTAAAGAAGAAGAAATTGTATGTAATCCAATTTGGGAAGTTTCATCATCTTCTTCACTTGTGGATATAGTTGGTTCTTGGTATGAAGGTGGTCAGTTTTATAAATATGGAAATTTAATTATACCAAATTATAGGATATCTGCACTTTATGAACAAGGGCAAGGTGGTGGTTTTGCGGTAACATCTCAAACATCTTCTGGTTATGAGGAGACATTTAGCTTTGAGGGTATGACATTTTACGGAACAAGTGGCGGGGCTTTGTCATTTTTAATCACCCCAATATCTTATTGGTCTTATAATGGCACATACGATACCGCTACTGGGAATCCCCTTTGACACTCCCCGCCTTCTTATGGAACAACTACTCGCCTTCGTTCAGTCTCAAGATGTGTTTGCTTGGCTTGGTGCTTTGACTGCCCTTCTGACAGCGGCTATCGCAGTCGCTTCTCTGTTCCCCGGTGACGAACCCGAAGCTACCCTACAAAAAATTGTAGACTTCATTTCGAAGTATCTCTCACGGAAATAACAATGTGGGAGGCCATTCTCGCCTCGCTTGCTGGTGTAATCGGAATCATCGCTTGGTGGACAAAGAACAGAGCCAAGACCCGCAAGGAAAGAGACGATGAAGAAATTGCTTACAATCGGCGTTTGCGAGATTCGGAAGTGGACGCTTGGATTCATCGTAGGTAGTTTCCTTTGTGGGTGTGCAACCACCCGACCTTACGACATTGGCGAAATCCCGAACCAAGATTCGATTACCGATTACATTATGCGGTGGGACAAGCTCGACCGAACCAAAGCAACCCCAGACGAATACCGTCAGCTTTATGGGCAAACGCTCAAAACAATATCTCGACTTGTGGAGGAAAATGAACGACTCCGCAAGAGGCTTGACCAGTAATGACGATTCGAGAGGCGGTGGAAAGGTCAAGAGGCCACATAGAAAAGTGCGAGCCTAGTTTCGGCAAGAGGGTGGGGGCTTGGTACTCGGAGTTGATGAGCAAAAAGATTCCAGTTTTGATCTATTGTTCGGTGCGTACCCCCCAAGAACAAGAGGAACTATACGCCCAAGGGCGAACAAAGGCAGGGAGGAAAGTCACAAACGCACGCGGAATACCCCCACAATCGCTCCACATTGACCAAGGCGTAGGGTCTCACGCTATTGACTATGTTCCCCTAGCCCGCACTCCAAGCGGTGATTTAGTGGCCTCTTGGGAGGATGACCAAACCTATTCGATTTGCCAAAAGATAGCAGAGAAACACCAGCTTCGACATCTTGAATGGGAGCAACCGCATTTAGAGGACGCAAACATTTCTGGATGGAGGGAGTTGGTGTCTCCACAAAAGCAAGAGGTGAATAATCAAAAAGTTTCTCTAGTCAGCAAGAGGCCGTGGTCTAGCAGATAAAAGGATGACATCCGAACAAAGCGTGGAGAAAACCCAAAAGCATTTTACCAAGAAACACGAACTTCATATGACCACGCTTCAAATGGCGGCGGTTGAATCAATGGAGAAAAAATACAAGCGGGGAGTTGAGGAACACGGAGGGACAAAACTTTGGGAGATGCCAGCGGTGAGGCTCGTTGAAAACGCAATCGAAGAGGCAACCGATCAGCTAACCTATCTGCTCACGCTTCGTTCCCAAATGCACATAGTTCTTGAATTAGCAAGGGATGGATGCACAGACGAAACATTGACAAATCCTCGTGCTAGAGAGTGTTGCAATTTAATTTACACAACGCTGACTGGTCAAACTAAACCCTTATGAAGCCAATTAAGTTCGTTGCTTGTGGCGATATCCACGGCGATGAACAAGACGCTCCTTCGGTAAAAGCCTTACTTGCATTTACGAAAGAATATCAGCCCGACCTAGTGGTTTGCATTGGTGACCTATGGGACTTCCGAGCAATCCGCAAAGGTGCGGGAGATGAAGAGCAAGCATCCAGCTTGCAGAAGGATTGGGATTGCGGTGAGGAGTTCTTGCGAGAGTTCTTTAAGTTTGGGGATGAGAGAATCTTTTTGAGGGGCAACCACGATGAACGGATTTTCGATATGGCTAGGAATAGCCGAAGCGGAGTGGCTCGTGATTATGCCAACGATGGAATTGAGAATATAGAATTGATAATGAAGGAGACAAAAGCGAGGATGTTCCCCTATGATTCAGTCGGCGGGATTTACAAGTGTGGCAACCTTTCGTTCGTCCACGGCTACGGTCACGCAATGCACTCTGGCAAGCAACACGCAGACGCTTACGGAGATGTTATCTTTGGGCATACACACGCCATTGATTATTTTCGTAGCGTCTCCATCGACCCTCGAACCGGGTATAACATTGGATGCTTGTGCAATAAAACTCCCGAATATAACCGAGGCCAGTTGCGTAGATTAAGATGGCAACACGGCTGGGCATTTGGTATGATCTACCCAGACAAGACGCACGATGTATTTCAAGCAAGACAACGAGGCAACAAGTTCCATCTGCCCACAAATATAAAATCCTTCTAATGAAATCCATCCGAAATCCTTGGCAGAAACTTCTCGAAGAACACATCCAAAATAAAGAATGTCCCCCACGACCAGAGGGGTTCAAGACTCGTGAAGAAATAATGGAATTGATGGGCAAGAAATCCAGTTCGATTGACCGCATCCTTCGTGAGCTACTCGATAAAAAGAAATTGGAGGTTCGGAAAATTCAAGTGATTATTACAAGCAAAAAGGGCTTGAGAATCTTTAGATGGATAAAAGCCTACAAAATACTAGACAAAAAATAGCTTGTGTTGCTTATTCGATTGTGAGACTTGTTTGGTATGAACTGCATTTGCCCACATTGTAAAAAAGAAATCCCAGCATCTAGTTTTACTGGACAGATTGGGAAAATTAAAACCGAAGCCAAAAGACTCGCCTCTATTGTGAATGGCAAGAAGGGTGGCAGACCCAAGCTAAAAAAGCCATTAGACTTCATTTCGAGCAAGAGTATTTAACTGTATATTAATCACTTACAAACAATCGTAAATAAACCCTTGACAAGTTGTCGGGGTATGATAGTGTGGTCGTATGAACAAAATCCTAGTGGCTTACATTGTCGGTCTAATCGTGGGGGCTGGCTCAACTCTTTTTATCGTTGAGCAACTGCTAAAATAAGTCTTTACAAGCACAATCAAAATCCTACAACAAGTAAAGATGAAATCCTTAATCCCTCTACCAGCTAGACCAGACGGCTCATCTGTTCCAGCATCAGACAAGGTGTATGCAAAAGATTCTGCTATTGAAGGCAAGCTAAACGGATGGCGTGGATTGTTTCATCAAAAAACTGGCATTGGATATAACCGCCACGGAAAGATTGCATCAAATCATAACTTGATGGTAGAGCGTCTTGCCAATGCTGGCATCAAAGCCCCCTATATTGATTGCGAGATAATGGGACAACGCACAAAGACTGGCAGGGGAACAATCGTTGTTATGGATGCTTTTGACCCAGAAAACCCAAAGCCTTATGTAGAACGGATGAAAGAGATCGAACACCTAGAGGCCGTCACATTTGATGTTCCAGACAACAAGCTCCTTCGGTTTGTTCGCTTGGCTCATTCCAAAATCAATTCGATATGGGAGGAAATGAACTTTCAAAATAACAAGGCTGGTGAAGTTATTTGGGAAGGCTTTGTAATGAAAGACCTTGGTAAATATCCATTTATTACCAACCCTAAATATATATCCCCAGAGTGGCAAAAACAGAGGATACGCTGGTGATTTTTATTGTTTTGGTTGTTGTTGGTTTACTAATTTGCAGAGGGCTATGCCTTTTAGCAAAACACATAGACCAACAGAATTATGAGAAGCGTAGATTTTATTTATCAGTAGCCGAAGATTTAGACCGTATGGATAAAATAATTAAAGAAGCAAAGGAATTAAAATCTAAAGAAGCAGAATTACTTTTGCCTACAAAGAACTGGGTGGGAAGAAACTAAAATGAAGCTAACCCCATCAGCCAAATTCGAGATTCTTTGGAAGAGTCTTGGTGGTGGGGAGCTAAAGAAGGAATACAAGTTTGCGGAGGGCCGAAGATTCAGATTCGACTATTACCACATCGAGGGCGTAGCCATTGAGCTTGAGGGCGGGGTATGGAGCAGGGGCAGACACACGAGGCCAACCGGGTTCTTGAGTGATATGGAAAAGTATAATCTTGCCGCCTCGATGGGCATCCTAGTTTTCCGAGTGCCGTCCCACGACATAAGCACCAAGTGGCTTTCCCCGATAATCAAAACCATAAATGAAAGGACAAAAAAATGAGTGATTGTGTGCCAAGGTATCCAAAACGCCTCGAAGGAGAAACCTTAGAAGAATGGGTGACGAGAGTGGATGGCCCGATTCCAGACACCCTCTACGACCAGATGCACGATGCAAGATGTTTGAATCTTCCAATCAGAGGAAGCAGAGAAGATAGGGAGTCCCTTGGCGATAATGTTTATAGCGAACAACCAATAAGGAAAATCTTATGAGTGCATATTATGATGATAAGCATAACGCTATCCAGACAGACTCTTGGAAGAAAGCCCAATCTGATGAGCGAATTATGCAATCCAAGGCAGATGATTGGTGGGTAAGGAAAAACTTTGGAGAGAAAATAAAGATGACTGGTAATCTTATTTTTGCAAGAACGCCAGAGGATTTCCACAAGGAAATCGCTAGGCAAAACAAAAGAATAGCCGAGGGGCTACAATAAAGGAGAAACAACCAATGAATGAACTAGCAGTAACCAACGGCAACGGAGTCTCAACCCATATTCGCCAAGCGACTGATGTGGCTGGGGCTTGTCGAGCCATCGTAAAAGAAACTTGCCAACGCATAGGCCAAAAGGACTATGTCCGGGTCGAAGGCTGGCAAGCAATCGCAGTAGCTCACGGATGTGTCGCATCGGCCAGAGATGTCGAGCGTCTTGAAGATGGTTATAGGTGCATCGGTGAGGTGAAGCGAATGGACAACGGCCAAGTAATCTCAAGTGCCGAGGGGTTCTTGGGTGATGACGAAAAGATGTGGTTCGAGCGTCCGACCTATGCAAAAAGGGCTATGGTTCAGACCAGAGCAATTAGCAGGGCTTGTCGTTCAGCATTCGCACATATAGTCGTGCTTATAGACTCCAAGTTGAGTACGACCCCGGCAGAGGAGATTCCTGTCGGTGGGTTTGAGGATATAAACACAGACAAGTATGAGCCAGCACCCAAGCCAGTTAAGTTAGATACAGTTAAGTCAGACTCAATCAGCAAAGCTGACCTTGCAGACATCACGGCAAAGCTCAACGAAGTTGCGGTCAAGACGAATTGCGGTGAGCCAAGAGATATGGAATTAAAGTTTGGCAAGCACAAGGGTTCGACTCTTCGGGAGATTGCCGCCTTTGGAAACAAGGGCTTGGACTACTTGGAGTGGTTGAGCAAGCAAGACCTCAAGCCCGGTGCAGATGGCAAGCCTTATAAGAACGACATCATTCGCAACGAGATAATCGCAGAGATTCTTGCGGAAGCAGATGCCATAGCGAAAGGAAATCCCAATGATGAAATCCCATTCTGACCAACTTCAAGACATCATTAACGATGCGATGAGTAAGGCCGCCGCCCTCGAAAGGGAGCGGTGTGCCGAACTTGTCCAACGACTAGCCGATGGAACAGAAGATCAAGTTATCCAAGACATTCTCAATGAGGTTGTCGTAGCCCTTCGGAGGCTGGGATGAACATTGATGTCGATGTTCCAAAGCTAAAATGGTCAATGATTGAATGGCACACAGTAAAGGAGATACCTAAAAACGATGAGAGAGTTCTTATGGATTGTGGCGGTGTGGTTTATAGCGGGCGTTATGTCGATGCTCGCTTTATTTGTGTTGTTGGTGAAATTGCCAAAAAAGATATTCGGCTCTGGTCAAGCTGGCCGACTGCACCCAAATGGTGACTTTCCTTTTATCCATAGGGAAAGTTTTGTGGGACTTATTCCTAATCGGTTTAGGATGTTTGTCTCTCTATCTAACCATTCTGTATGTGAGCGACCTATTATGGGATTTGGGAAAAGATATTCTGGAAAGGATTAAAAAGAAATGAGCGTTAAAAGATTAAAACTTGTGGACGAGTTCCACGCAATCGTGTCGAAAAGGTTAAAGGATTTATTCAAGGACTTCGACCACGCCAAGCGGGAGAACTACAAGGACATCATCAGCCACCTTGACTACTCGCATCGTATCACTAAAGAGCTATTAGAACGAGCAAAGAAGTATCAAAAGATAGATATGGAAAAGGCCAAGAAGTGAAGTTGCCTTGGATTAAATTCTATGTTGCCGACTGGCTTTCCGATGAGGCTCTTCGGTCTTGCTCGGTGGAGGCTAGAGGGCTTTGGGCAGATATGATTTGTCTAATGGCAAAATCAGAACGACACGGATATTTGCTTATTGGAGGCAAGCCAGCACGAAGCGAACAACTGGCTAGAATATGTGGTCTTATGCCAAATAGGACAGCCGAATTGATGGACGAGTTGCACGCATCTGGTGTGTTCTCATTCGACAAAGAGACCATCATTTCACGCAGAATGGTGAAGGATGAGCAAATGCGTAAGTCAGACGCTAGTAGAAAGATGCGTATGCGTCACGGCGATGTCCAGCAAATGTCCAGCAAATGTCCCATAAAAAGTCCGAGGCAGAGACTAGAAGCTAGAAGCCAGAAGCTAGAACATACAAGGACGCAAGTGCGTCCTATGCGTGCGGATTGGTTGGCTTATGCAAAGGAAATTGGCTGGGTAGGAACGGATGTGGAAAGTGCATTTGATTATTATGAATCGAACGGATGGAAGGTCGGTGGAAGGGCATCTGTTAAAGATTGGCGAGCGTGTGCCAGAAATTGTCAGCGTAGGAGCAACCAACAACCAACAAAAGGAAATCAACCAATGAGAAAACCTATTAAATCGGGGTGCGAATCCCCGCCAACATATAAATTAGCTGGATTCAATACTCACGCCGAGTGGATGAATGCGGGGTGTCCATAATGAACCATCCACAAGAATTAGTTTTAGCGGCAACCATCCACCGGGTAAAGATGTGTGAGGACAAATTAAGGGAGTTTGAGCAAATGGTAAGCACATTAACCTCTACAATGGCACAAAATCGAGCAGAATTGGCCTCTAAAGGGCTTGAAAGGTTCGTAATAGGGGTAACTACCCCCCTAGACATCCCAAAAGAGCTTATTCCGACCCGTGGAAAGGATGGAGCAAGGCGAAATCGCGAGTATTCGACTGTAAAGAAGCGATGGACGCTTTGGAAGCATCAACTCGATAGCGGAATGTCGATGAGCGAGCTTGCAAGAGCTTGGGGAGTTCACCGAACAACCATAATGAACGCAAAGAGCCGTAACTTTGCTGTTCGCAAGGCCAAAGGAGGCTCAAGATGATCGCTATGGTCGAATCAGAGCAGTTTGAGTTGCCTTTTATGAGGACAACGCATCCAGTAAAGACGGAAGGCAACGACCAGAACGCTCGCATCCTAGCCCACTTGCAATCTGGACGAACACTCACGGCTTTGGAGGCACTCGATTGGTTCAAGTGCTTCCGCTTGGCGAGCCGAGTGTGTGATTTGCGTAAGGCTGGTTACGATGTGCAGAAGCGAACCATAAAGATGAACAGCGGAAAGAGCGTAGCGGAGTATTACCTATGAATGTAGAGCAAATTAAAAAAAACTATGATGTTGCAGATCATATTGAGGAAAAAATTAAGATACCAAGAAAACCAGAAAAAGGATTAGTTTTGTTGGTTGGAAAGAGTGGAAGCGGTAAAACAACCATACTTAAAAACTGGTTTAATGAGATACCATCCATCAGCTTTGATTCAGATAAGGCTCTTATAGAGAACTTTAACTCAATAGAAAGCGGGGAAGAGTTCCTCAAGATATCCGGCCTACGGTCAATACCAACTTGGTTTAGGAAATACGAAACGCTATCGAATGGCGAAAAGCACAGAGCTACAATAGCCAGAATACTAGAAAAAAAACAAATATGTGTAGATGAATTTACTTCGACAGTTGATAGAGACACTGCAAAATCCCTATCTATTGGCTTAAGAAGGCACATCAACAAAGAAAGCCTATTTGTGGTTTCTACTTGCCATAGCGATATAGAGGAATGGCTTTGCCCGGACATTGTTTATGACACAGATAAAGCCACCTTTCGTGGCGGGAGGTTTCTTCAACGACCATCTATTTTACTTACCATTAAGCCAGCCAATTTCGAAGATTGGTTTTATTTCAAAAACCATCACTATTTGAGTTCAGCCGTCAGCAAATCTTGTCATTTCTATGCTGGATATATCGAGGACAAGATTGTTGCCTTCTATGCCGTAATCCATAGATGCGGAAGGGATATTAAGTCTTATTGGGCTGGAAGCAGATTAGTTGTGTTACCAGAATACCAAGGCATAGGAATCGGAGTTAAGTTTTCTAATGCGGTAGCAGAAATATACAAAGAAAGAGGCTTGAGATTTTTTGAGAAAACAGCACATCCATCGCTCGGTAATTACAGAAATAAAAGCCCGTTATGGAGGCCGACAAGCACCAATATGGTTAGGCGAACATCCTATATGAAGGATGGTGTGGCTAGAGTTCAGAGGGGATTCGGGAAATCAATAGAACATATCGAGCGAGACTTTAAGAGAATATGCTTCTCTCACGAATATATTGGAATGCTGAACAACCCAAAACCATCCCTTGCATCAAACCAGACTCAAACTACCTTAAAAACTCAATGAACGAATCTTATGTAACCGCAGAGGCAAAGGCTAACGGCATCCTTTCTGACCGCTACCCCGGCAAGGAACTAGAAAAGCTATACGCCACGACTCGCAACCAAGCCACGATTGATATGCTCCGAGATGCCGTGTTCACCCTAATCACCAACGAGATTCCGACTTGCACGATTGCCGAAGTGTTAAAGAAAACACACGGGGCGATTCAATACCACCTACGATATTTGGAGGGAAGGGGCAAGATCAAAAGGCCAAACAAGCGATGCCATTGGACGGAGGTGAAGCGTGAAGATTAACAAGATGGAGGCCAAGGCAATCGAGGAACAGATCGACAAGCTTAAGACTCCGATTGACAACGAGCAAGGCAAAAGAACCAAGGGAGACGAATCCCCATCGAGACGCTACCGCCACCTATGCGAGCGACTCCACTTCTTAACGATGAAAAAAGCCATCATCATCCTAGCCATCACGCTCTTATGCTCAAGCCAAGCGGCGAACATAATGATCGAAACGCCAAAGCCACCAGCCAAGAAAACAATCAAGGCTCGCATCACGGCATACTGGTTGGGTGAGGACGAGTTTGGCTATAAAAGCTCTACTGGAAAACGGTTAGTCTCTGGCAAGTCTTGTGCGGTAGACCCTAGAATAATCCCATACGGAACGACCCTGCTAATCGAAGGCAAGGCATACCACGCTCACGATACTGGAACGGCAGTAGTTGAACGGACGGCATCTGGCAAAACCAAGCTCCCAGTCGTTGATCTTTTCTATGCCACAGAACGGCAAGCAAAGAGGGAACTAGCAAGGGTTGGACGGACAGCGTTAGTGGAAATCCAATGAACCACCACCAAGGCCAAGACCCAGCGGATTCTATCTTGGCATCCTATACGCCAAATATGGCAGACCATATCGACACCCTAGAAGATCGGGTGAAGGAACGGCTCGCACAGATGAAGGCGATGAACCCAGCCATCGACCTAGACCAACTGGCGAAGCTCACGGCAGAGGTGGTGGAGCAGACGATCAAGCACGAAGGCGATTCGCAGATGTTGAGGCATCGGAGGGACGATACCTTGGATGAGGCACTACTAGCCCTAGCATCGAACCGAAGCCCAGACAGCCTAACCTCAATCGCAAAGCGTTACATCAACCCCTCGACTGGAAAACCCTATACCAGAGCGGCTATTTCGGCTCGCCTTACTGAACTATCACAACGCACCGGGTTAGTGCTACGCATTCAGCGAAGCGAAAGAGTTAGGCAAATTTACAAAGAGCGAGCGTTACGAGTTCACAAGAAACGGCGTGAACAATGTCCCAAGTGGAATAAGGAGGCGTGGGCTAAAGGCTTACGCAAACGCAAGTGCAAGTAGGTTCAAAGGTGGTTTGCGTCAATGATGATTTTGAAGATAAAATCCTACTATTTTACAAACACCTCCCGATCAAAAACAATGTATATACCATTAGGGATATGAGTGTTGGAATAAGCATAAATGGAGAGGCTGGGGAAATCTCCGTAACTCTCCAAGAATTTGCCAATCCCTCAAGTGAAATTTCCCCTTACCCCGAAAGAGGATTTAATGTAGAAAGATTTTGTGAAATAGAACCACCCGCAGAAGTTGAGGCCGAAGAGTTGGCCGAAATGGAAGCATAATTAACCAAGAAAGAGAAATCCTAAATGAGTGAAAAACAAATCGGCATAGAGTTGAAGAAACAAATCAAACTTCTTAACGAGGCAAAAGATAGGGCAATTTCCTCGATGGGAGAGACAATCAGTTTGGCCGCTGATGCTGGTCAAATTTTATTATCGGCAAGGGAAGAAAACCTAAACATAGTTGAAATCCTACTAATTTCGGGAGTGAACGAGGAAGAGGGGAGACGGCTGGAAAGAGTGGCGAAGGCTCGTCCACTACTTTCTGCACCCAATCCCTCACAGCTAAAACAGCTTGCCCTTTGGTCTGGTATCCTTCCCGACCCGATAGAGACATCAAACCCAAAAGCGGAAGCGGCTTGGCACTCCTATATTATAAAGGCTCGACAATGGCTAACCCGCAAGTCACCGGGCAGTTGGAGCGATGACCAGAAAAGGCAGTTTATCGAAGAAGCACGCCCCATCGTGGAAGCATTCAGAGAGGCGGGGGGCGAGGTTTAATCCACAAGAATTAGAGCGAGAATAGCTCTAGGAATGCGTCAAAGATACCTAGCGGATGGGTATAGCGGGAGACTAAAGAACGCCCCAAGGCAAGGCCAATAGGAGCAAGGAATCTGTTTGAGCGTAGGCACGAAAAAGGGGAGAGGCATTTTCGCCCCTCCCCTTTCTCTCTTTGCTCTGTTCTAGTTAATACTTTATATTCTTGAAGTATCTCACAATAAAGGCAACCGCATATACCAATATCGTGAGTAGCAAGTTCATCCCGCTGTTATCTGTTTTCATCAGTTTAACCGATAGATGAAAAAGCCGTCCACCTCGTTTTCCTCACTATCGTAAGGAGAAAGGAAGTGACCCCGGCCATCCGCTGATTCTGCTGAATCCACAAACGAATTAAGGCCACAAGTGCCTTTTATCATCGCAAGGATGCCATCATTCGCACCCTCACACTTTTCTTGAGCCGCCTCAATCATTCCTTCCGATTCTGGTAGGTTGCATTCACTAGCGATAAAGGACGCACGAAACGCCCAGACGCTTTGCTCAATATACTCGTATAATGCTTCCCCCGCTTGCTCATCATCGCCCACGGCGTACTCCTTCGAGCCGATAGAAAATATCGGCAAGCCGTAGTGAGTGTATGTCTGCTCTGTTATCTCTTCTTTATTCACGCCCAAGTGAATTGCAAGGGCATCGATTGGTTCAACGCATTGTGTTTTCATTGTATTTTCTTTTTCTTTCTTTGGTTGGTTGTTTTGGTTCTTATGAGGTTATATAGTGAACTTGTGTATATGCTTCGAGCATCTTAATAGAACCTAATTCCGCAAGGGTTTTAGAATTGTAGTGACTATGACCCATAGGACTTTCACCTACGAAAATCCGCGATCTCCACCCATTCTTTTTCCTTTTGCTTACTCTCTTAATCTCTGCTCGAATCAATGGCCGAAAGTTTTTAACCTTCGGTTTGTGGACGCACCAAGGGCGAGGGAACAAATCTGTTTTCATTAAGCATTCCCCCTTGCTTCTCCTAACATCCATTCAACATTATTCTTCTCTATATCTCTGATGAATGAAAGAGCGTCCCTTTTCGTGGGAAACTCGAACACTTCTTTCCGCTGAAATCCCTTGGGGGGATTCCCAGTGCGAGTGGCTACAAGCCAGCCGCCGCCATAAGTGGCTTTTGGGATTCTATGATACTTATTTTTTTTCATTATGGTTGGTTCCTTTCTTGGGTTAGCTTTCGCCGTGAAGTTGTAGTGTTAGTTTGGTAAGGTTCAAAACGATATGAAAGTGATTTCCGCAACATCCACACTCCAATTTGAAGCGGGGAGGAAGGATTCCTTCTTTCAGAGTCTTTGACCTTTCAATGACCCTTGCATCGTTCATCTCGCATTGAGGGCAACCCCAATCGCTAGATTCATTCAAATACTTTTGAGCGTCTTGAATAGTTAGCATTGTATTGGTTCCTTTCTATTTGGGTTTACTGATTCCGGGTAACTTGGTAAGCCATCGTGCCGAGGATGGAGAACATCACTAGGAGAATTAAACATAAGTCCATTAGATTTGGTTCCTTTCTAGGATAGGTTGGGCATTACTTAACCAGCCTTTCAGCTCTGAAAGAGTGGCCGCCCATTCCTTATTGTATTCACAACCACTCCATCCCGGATACTGCTTGCCCGGATAATGCTTTTCAAGGTGGCTAATTGCATTCCGAATAACTAGGGCAAGACGAATGACCATTACCTCAACTTGTTCTTTCGTCTTTAGTGATTCGGCGGGAGCGAGCGGGTATCTTGTGACGCTTGCAACCCACGATTCGAACTGCTCTTTTGTTTTCATTTGGTTGTTTCTTTCTTTGGTTGGTTGGTTTGGTTAGTAAAGAATCTCGCTAGGATTCCCCGCAAAGTATTCCCCTCTCGCACTCGAAAGCAGAGAGGCAAACGACTGGAATGTCATATCCTCATAATTCTCTCGAATGTATTTGATTCGCTCTTTGTTATTGAAGCAAGTTTTCCACACCTTGTCGGCTTCTTCCATTTCAAAGGTTGAGAAGTCATCCTCATCCAAAACTGGATAGGATTGAATCCTTTGATTTATACCAATAGCAACAAGATGAGCCTTTGAGCCATCCTTAACTGATAAGGATTCCCACCACCCGCAAGCCCAATGACCAAAACGGTCAATCTGTACGCTTTCAGATTCCCCACCTAGTAGTTTAAGGGCTGTACGCCAGTTGCTTTCTGTTAGGCAATCGGAATCTCTATTCCTAGTCATAACGCAAAGCCAATCGGCCTCTGGAATCTCTCCCGCATAGTTAGAGAAAGAATCCCAACCGCTAGGGTTTGCGACCACTTCTTTTAATGGGATGAGTGCTTTCATTAGGCGTTTCCCCTTGCGTCAGCGATTGCCCATTCGACATCATCCTTGGATATATCTTTAATAAATCCAAGTGCGTCCCGCTTGGTAGGGAATCCGAAGATATGGTTTTTCTTGCGGGGGTTTTCTTCCTTAACGGCCACTAGCCATCGTTGGTTTTGTGTGTGTTTCTTGTGTTTCATTGTGGTTAGTTGTCCTTTCTTTTATGGGTTAAAAGGGTCGTCAGTATTGGTGACATCATAAACATTATTTAACTCAACCTCGCAATCCCCAATCTCTTGATAGTCTCCATCGTTAAACTTTTTATTGGCTAGTTTTTCAGCCTCCTTTTGATTGAGTGCATAAACATCCACCACGAATGTTTCTGCTTGTTTATATTCAACTTTATACTTTTTAAGAGTTATTTTCTTCATTTATGTGTGTCCTTTCTTTATATAATCTCTAGGTGTTTGCTCATCCAGTCCCTAGAGATTCCCTTTTCAGCGAGCTTGTCTTTAATCGCCTTCTTGTAGCCTTTGGGTAGGCTACTTTTTATCGTTGTCTTTTTGTCTGTTGTTTTAGTTGTTTGCTTCATTTGGTTGGTTCTTTCTTGGTTGGTTGGTTAATTGTGAGAGGGATTCCTCCCTTACACTCCAACACTCTAACCCATCTGACAGGTTTGTCAATAGGGAAAGTAAAAATAATTTGAGGGGGTAGTTTAGGGCAGTTTCGGGCGGGTTATATATTACTAATTCCGCAAGGCAGGGAGCAGGGCAACGCACCCACGGCCACGGCTCAAGCGAGAAAGGAAGATAGGCAGGGGCGAGAATAGGATGGGATATAGGATGCCTCACAATGGCGGGAGGATGGGCAGGGCAAGCAAGGTGACAAGGTGAGCAGGGTTATGTATATCCTAGGCCAAGGCGGGGAGACGCACCCCGCACCCGGTGACAGACAGCCAACCCCGCCAACCCACCACACCCTATCGGCTAGGACACCCCAAGCCAGCCAGCCACGGCTAACCCTAGCCAGCCTACCCAACCCCAACGCACCTACCCGCCAAGCCAGCCAAGGCAGAGACACCCCAACAATGCGGGGGGGCATAGGCTAGGATAAGGCAGACAGCGTGAATGATTAGTATATCTAATTGAACGGTTAAACAGAGCAAACATAAAACACTCACTTACACAAGCACACCCTTTGACAGTCAAACACTTACAGAGAATCTATAAGTATGAATAAAATCAAGCACTTACAAATGAGACAGAATGACACACTATGTAAGTCATTGATAATGCCCTTGAGTATACCACGGCATACGCAAGTTGTTAATGGTAGGAGACTTCTGCACCCTTTTTCTAGGGAAAGCTGGTTCCGACCGCGATTTTT